AGCAGTTGTCCACCAGCAAAAACACGGGAATCAAGCGGAATATCTAGCGCATCAATGCTTGCATTATAGTTATCGACCTGTTCCAACGTTGCAGATGGAGTTAATACATAAGCAATACTGTTAGCAGTGGTGTCTGTGTACGACCATTTGCCCAAATCAATGGAATACATCAGCAGATTCTTGCCGCCAAACGTATTATTAAATTTCCAAATAACTAACTTGCGTATTGGATCAACGGTAGCGCTCATTGCCGTAGATATTTCACCGGGAACAGCGTTATCGAAGAACCAGCGATTTACCTTCTCTACGCCGATAGCTTTAGTTGTCTGACCATCACAAGCGTAGAAACCATCGTCAGCTAGGAAATACGTCAGACCACCGTACTGAGCAATAGATCCGTTAGAGATACAGCCTAATGACCTAGAAATAGCGTCAAACTGGAAAAAAAGCGGGGAGCCTGTATAGCTCATTCGATATATGGCGCGTTCTAAGAAGATCAGCCCATATTCGCCACCCGCTAAACCTGTAATATCGCCACCATCAGGCAATATCTGTGAGTCTGATTGTGATGCAGCGCCGGGAGTCCAGTCTGTCTCGTCGTTAATATCAGACCAGTACACCTTATTAGCGTCTGTACCGTCGTTAGCAGCAACCACAAAGTCGCGAACTACCGATACATATTTAGCCGTAGGAGCAGCAGCAGCTAAGTCCGTTACATACGTAGAAACACCAAGTTCATAAGATTGCAGCTTGTCTTGACCGTTAGCCAGAATCATCTTGCTGCCGAACTGGGTTACATCCCAACCCTCAACCGCTGTATATCCAGTGGTAGTTAAGGCATCCAAACTAGCGTCACTAGAGTCAAACTTATATATTTGAGTAGCACCAGCAGCAAACAGGTTCGTAGCACCACCAAACTTACCAGCAAAGGTAATTAGCAGTGTCTGAGCCGCTGCATCTGAATAATCAGCCTCGCTAGGAAATGAAGCATAACCGTTAGCAACGGGATAACAGTTCTTTGCGTCTGTTACTGCACCTGTTACGCCGGGCTGATCTGGCAACCACTCACCAAAAGCTATTTTCTGCATTATTCCTCCGCTGGCTCCGGTACGTTGCCTTCTTCAAGCCACGCTTTAAATTCTGGATAATCAGCCGCACAAGTTAAGCGGCACAAACCGTCATCATCAATTCGAGCGTAAATTTGTTGCTGTCCTTCAATCAATGGAAGCATTTTGTACATCATAGTTCAGCACTCCATCCAAGATATGCACTTGTGTTGTTTGTTTGAACAGATCCAGCAACACCATTACTAAGACCAGATGCAACAGTAAACACTGTTTGAGCATTTGTAAGATTTGCAACACCAAAGGTTGGAACAGCACTACAGTTAGCGTTTGTACCTAATCCGCAACGAACTACATTGTAATCAGCAGCAGTTCCAGATTGCTCTAAAGCAGTTGGTCTTGTACGCATTGGCACAGGAAAAGCAACATAGCCAAACGCTAATGTTGTAGAAATTGCGTATGCGTTAGGTACAAAATAATCACCTGCTGCTTGACCTGTTTGCCTGTAATAATACCGCTGACACAACGCCAACTCCGTACCATACGGCCTGTAGTCAAAGCTGGTGGCTGTGCTGCCTTTTTCGAGTTGTACGCCGGTGATGTAGAAGGTGGCTCCGTTGGTTCCGACTACATTTACAGAACCAGTTGCTCCAACAAGAGTTGAACTTGTCCACGCTCCAGCAGTACCTAAATAAGTTGCACCTGCGCCAAGGTTAAATGTAAGGATCAAACCTGCTGTGTTGTCTGTCGCCCATGTTCCAGAAGTGTCGCCAGAAACAGTTACAGATTTTTGCTCCCATGTATTTGCACTGTTAATCGTAAATGTAAAAGGATAGCAACGAGTAAAACTTGTATTTGATAAAACACCAGAAAATGTGCCAGTTAAACTAGAACGTACCCAAAAAGATACAGTGACAGTAGAAGCATTGGCAGTACCAAAACCTAAATCTGCAACATTAAAACCTTCAATTGCTTGGCGCAAATTAAAAAAATCGCTAGTTACGACAGAATACGCAGAGGTAGATGTTAAACCTAAGTATTTAGTAAATCCAACTGGAGGCGTTACTGACCCTGCATTTTGTTGGCTATTAAATTTTGACGCTTGAATTCCGTAGTAATACCATCTGTCAACAAGATAAGTTGTAGTTGTTGCAGGTAAGTTGTTTTGTGCAGCCCCAGCATTGCGCTGGTCAATCACCATCGCACCGTTAATAATCCGGTTCTTGAAGCCAAAGCCAGTAGCGGCAGTAGTCTGTGCGCTACCGTCGTTAAAAGTTAAGCCGTTAGTGCCGTTAATTGAGACTGACATTTAAATCCCCAATGCTGCTTTGATCTCGTCAGGTGTTGATGCTGCGTCGATGTCTACTTGGATAGCTGCGTACTTCTCACGGATAGCTTGACGAGCCGCTTCTGCACCGTCTACTTGACCCGGTATCTGCTTGGCGATAGCTTCATCGTAAGGCTTGAATTCCTCAGCCCTAGCAGCACGACGCATATCGTGACCAATGTTCTTAGCTTTAGTTAAGTCAATTACGAGACCCATGACCATGCTCCACGAAATGTACGATCTGAAGGAATATCCGCTACATCTACGATCTCGTAAGGTTTACCTGCTGGTACGTCCTTAGCAGCTATTTCCTCAATGGTTAAGCCACACTCAGCGGCTGGAACTATGACAGCTACACCGCCGTCATCTGTTGGGTAAATTATCCTTGAATTCATTGATTGTCCTTTAGCGGAAGATTGCAACATTTAAGTTTGTTGAATCATATGACGAGTCAGAATTATTAACGTTTGAAAAACGCATTGTTGTAGTTGTAATTCCATTAGCTCGAACGCCAGAAAAAGATGAATTATCTACGCCGGGAGTCCAACCAGAAGTAATCTGTGGGCTATAGTTTACATCTGGCATTGCATTAGTGAAGTTGACCGTATAGTCACCCGTACCGTTATCCGTAATACTCGACACATTGCCACTAGCACGAATAGCGACTGTACCTGTGCCGTTAAAGTTTACCCATGCTCTAGCTGCATACAATGGCGCTGATCCACTAGGCTCTGGGAATGAAGCTGTACCAAATGTCTGCGCTCCTGAAAACGTCTTATTTGATAGCGTTTGAGTAGCGTCAGTTCCGACTGCTGTAGTTGTTGCATCAGGCAGCGTTAATGTGCGATTAGAAGCCGTACTAGGCTCTTGTACCGTTACGCTACCACCACCAGATGAATTTAGTTTTAATGGCATAGTTAACCAATCATCAAAGCATTACGTAAGGTTTTGTTATTAATTGATAACATTTAGCGGAAAATTACTACATTTACTGTTGACGCATCAGCAACACCTGTTGATACATAGGCAGATTGAATTCTTACTTGTGTTGTTGACCTTAGAATGGTTGAATATAATCCGGCACCAGTTACAAGCCATACATAAGAAGAACTGCCGGCAGAGTCATTAGCTGAACCGGCTACAGAATAATTAGCGTCAGGCATTGCTGTCGCAAAGTTAAGCGTATAGTCCCCAGTACCGTTGTCGGTAATCGACGATACGTTACCACTGGCTCTTATAGCAACAGTTCCAGTACCGTTAAAATTAACCCAAGCCCTAGCTGCGTAAATAGGAGCCGATCCATTTTGAGCGCCATCTAGTTTTGCAGCAGTTATCGAAGCATTAGCAATGTCAGCAGTAACAATAGAACTATCAGGCAAACCACCTGCCGCTAGTCCTGTAATCGTCCCGTCTCCGCTTAATGTCATTGGCATCTTATTGCCTCATCCAATTATCTGATCCAGCGTTTACATTCGCCCAAGTATTTGACACAGCAGGAACCTCTGTCCATGTATCACTACTTACTCCTACATTCGTCCATGTATTACTACCTGCTGATTGCTCAGTCCAATTAGTTGCTTCAGGAGTTACGTCTGACCACTCCTCACCAATTATCTGACCATTTGCAACCACAGTTGCTAGAGCATTAACGTAACCAATGCCTGAGAATATTGCATTACCACTGCAAGTTACCGTAGCAATGGCATTTATTGACGCATCGCCTTCATAAACAACACCACCAATAGCGCTAACCGTTGCAGTGCCAGTAATCGAGCCAGAAGCAGTCCTAACACGTATACCAGTTGCAGTTACAGTTGCTGTGCCATTTATAACAGCATTGCCAAATTGTACTCTTGTTGCATTAGCACTAACAGTAGCAGTTGCATTTATTGCAGCTACACCGCTAAATACTGCCGTTCCTGCCGCTGTTACTGTTGCCGATCCAACGATATAAGCAACACCAAAATTTAATATACCGCCATTTGCACTAACTGTTGCTGTTCCG